TCATGCCACAAAGATAGTGTTTTTAACTAATTCCCCCAAGTTTTCAAACTGAGCCCTAGGTACTACCTACCAATCCAAAAAATCGGCTGAGCCCCTAAAAGCCAAAGAAGGATTAGAAATTTTCATTCTAATCCTTCTTTGGCTTTAGAGGTTCCTGGCGGATTTCCAAAAGTTCTGATTGTTAATTGGTTAAAATTAATTTGTTCTACTTTTGTTCGATTTTATTATGCTTTTAAGATTGCTTTTTTTGTGAAAGCAATATTTGAATCGTCCTCTCCTTTTCTTCTAAAATCCTTTTTAAATATATATTTTCCTGAGAAACACTCATTTCTTCATGTTTATTCTCCTCCCCTTCTATAGCTTGTTCTTCAGGTAAATTATAGACATCTCTATCAAAGAAAAAATCAATAGGAACTTTGAAAAAATCAGCTATTTTCTCCAAGTTCCCTGCTCTAACATTACTTCCTTTGATAATGCTATCTAATCCTACAGGAGTTATACCAAGATATTCATATAGATCTTTTTTCTTTTTTCTCCTATCAATTAGTAAATCTATGATTCTCTGACCTTTAAACATACTATTATTTATATTAATTCTAAATATATAAAGTATATATCAATTAATACAATATATTCTTTGTATTATATAATAAATACCTTATGTTTGCAGTATAAATATAAAACTAAAAAACGGATTATTAATGAAAAAAGAAGGAAAAATAGAAAAAATGGAACCCAAATACCAATTTGGATTATTATCGGAAAAAGATAGAGTTAGGTTTCGAGATGAATATACTGCCATATCAGGTATGCCTTATTCAACATTTTACCAGAAATTAACTAGAAATGGATTTCGCCCATTAGAATTGAGATATTTCAATGAAATTATACAATCTTATTTAAATAATAATAGCTAAAGCATTACAAATAATTCCTCAAGTCCCTTCTCAATATAGAAAGGATTATATAAATCATTTTCAGCAATCGAAGCCTTTGGAAGGCATTTACTTCACAGACTTCATGCTTGAAATTATTAAGTAATGAGCCTTGGGTGGGCTTTGTAAAACCCATATGTTATAATGAAAACATTAGACGAAAAATCGGCTGAATATTCAGCAAAGTTGTGTAACCAGGGTAGTAACTATACCAAAGGTGAGATTGAAACGGCCTATGTCATAGGTGCTTATGAAAGCGAAGAATTAACAATCGGTGAACTTGGTTCTTTCGGTCAAGCTCTTAAATCCATTCAGAGAGGAAGACTTGTTGCCCGGCAAGGATGGAACGGGAAAGGCATGTTTATTTTTCAACGTCCGGAAGATAGCTTGCCTACTGATATGATCGTGAATCAGGTCAAATCATTACCCGAATTATTTAAAAAATGGGTTGCCAATAATTATGGAGATTCGACAACTGATAAAATTAAGTTTACCGCATACTTGTGTATGAAAGCTGCTGATGGAACAGTTGTTAATGGTTGGCTTGCATCACAGACGGATATGATTGCCAACGATTGGATGATAGTAGAGTAATCACATTGCCATACGGTGGTTGAACGTCCACCGTATGGTTCAAAACAAATCAGAAATGAATACTAAAACATTTCAAGAAGTCGCCAGGATTTGGAGTGCTGCGAAGCGACCTGTTATAAAGCATGCCACGATGTGCGCGTATATGCTTACCCTTCAAACCCATTTACTCCCATATTTTGGGACGGAGACAGCTATATCGGAAAGCGACGTTCAGAAATTTGTTCTCTACAAGCTTTCCTCTGGTCTTGCTAAAAAAACCGTAAGGGATATTGTGGCGGTGCTGAAATCTATAGTCAAGTATGGTGGGAAACATAAGTTATTCCCTTATGAGGAGTGGGAGATAAACTATCCTACAGATACCGAATCTCACCGTTTGCCTACTTTGTCCTTAAACCATCAACAGATACTGATGAGCCATCTCACCGAATCCCCAACTCCTAAGAATATAGGCATTCTGCTGTCTCTGTGTACCGGCATGAGGATTGGAGAGGTGTGTGCCCTGCGATGGGAAGATGTGGATTTCAGACAGAAGGTAATCACCATTAGTTATACAGCAGGAAGGATATACAACTGCGAATCAAGAACTACGGAAAGGACTTTCACTTCTCCCAAAACACGAAATTCATACCGGGAGATACCTATCTCAAGACAGCTTCTTTTTGCCTTGAAGGAAGTAAAGAAAATATCTCCGTCCCGATTTGTAGTAGGAACATCAGAACGTCCGGAAGATCCCCGTTCTTACCGTGATTTCTTTGCCCGGCTCTTGAAGCGTCTGAATATTCCGCACATTGTGTTTCATGGACTCCGGCATACATTTGCTACCAGATGCATTGAAAGTCAATGCGATTATAAGACAGTGAGTGTAATTCTTGGACATTCGAATATCGCTACCACACTCAATTTATATGTGCATCCCAATCTCAATCAGAAACAAAGATGCATTGAGCGAATGAGCAACTTTTTAAAAATTAAATAACCCTCAAAACAGATAAGATATGAAACAGAAGTTAGAAGAAGCAGCAAAAGAATATGCAGAATCAGTAATTGATTCATTCGGGACAAACGGAGTTCCAAATGGCGTTTCCGATATTAAGGAAATGATTGCTCTTAGTTTTGATAATGGCTCTGAATGGCGTATCAATTCCATATGGCACAAGACTAAAGATGAAGTGCCACAAGCTCATGGAGAATACGAAAATGAACATTATCCGCAGATACCATGCCTTGTGTATGGGGAATTAAGCACTGGAATTGGTTACGGTGTCCGCTATTGGAACGTAACAGAGCAGTGTTGGGACGATGAAGAGTGCGATGATTATGAGTGTTCCAAAGATGCCATTGAAGAATGGGCGTATTTGGATGATTTAATGCCTAAAAATGAATAATATGAAAAAAGAAGACTCAAAAAAAGAAATGATATCATGTTCTGTCGCGCTAAAATTCAGTACTGATATTTTGGAAAATATCCACATGAGGTCTGAAGAGACAACAGCAGAGCAACCAACTATAGTAAATGGCATTTTTTTACTAGCTACAAGCAAGAGTAAAAAAAATAGAGACAAGACATTTTGTCTCGGAGTTCACCGGTTGGGAAGCTCAATGATGGAATTTATTGTTGGAGTTACGGATAATGACAAAGAATATAGCCAAGGGGATAAAGTATCTTATATCTATAATGCAGAATATTATGATACATTAGAATCTGCATTACGCAATTTTAACAACATACAGCAATAACCAACAATGAATATTATAATTAGTTACGTATTTGCTTTTCTATGTGGATGCGTGTTTACGATAATTGGTATTCTTTTCTTTATAGACAAAGATTCTTAACGAAATTACAATTATGCTTAAACTGAACAATATAGAATTTTATAACACACCTTCAGGTGGCGTTATGGTTTCAATGAACGGGCAAGAATCGTTTTTGTTGTTATCTTCCCATTATGATTTGCTCAATATTTTGCATGATTATATTATGCAAAACTATCACGGTGCCTATCTAGCATTATCTTCTTTATATAAGGGAAGTGCTCAGAATCCTTCGTATTATCGTTATCGGATTGTGAGTCGTTTTGCCCGATGCAATTTCGGGGAATACGAAACCAATGTGGTTGATATAAGTAAACACACGTTCCATTTTGAACAGGTTCACTGTCCATTGCGTGGTACAGGTGATTGCGGTTTGGAAAATGTTGTCTGTAATCCCCAATATACTTTGCCTTTGACAAAGCAACAGATGACCATCTTCCGCATGTATGCGGATGGACTTAATACCGAACAGATAGCCCAAAAACTTTCTCTTTCAACCAATACGATTGACCGTCACCGTTCTGATATACAAGCTAAGCTTGATCTTCATTCCATTAGGGAGATGATTTTATTCTGGATTAATAATAATTTAAAATAACAACTATGTATTATTCAAACACTTTTGAAGCTGCAATGATTATCTGTGGCTATCACCTTTATCGCCTTTTTTACACAGACCGTGCACGTTATATACGTAAGGCTGAAGGATTTATCCGCATCCGAAGCAAACGTGTGATTGATGGTAAGGTCAAGCGTGTCAAATGTCAGATCCGTGTGCGTTGGGATGCTGCCGGTATCTGTTTTCGTGCCAGTGATAACCAGCGTCTTCCGCAGTATGATCTGCCTCTCAAGTCTGTTCAGAATAAAGGATACGATATAAAATCAGGTCAGTTATGTATGTAGATGTAGATCATTCAGGGCTTTTTTCCATAATGGAACTTACCCCTAACGAATTGTACGTTATCAGCGAGGCAATTGTGCACTATTCCCGGATACAGGATATATCTGCTGATAGTCAGGAGATATCCCGTAAGATAGCAACAGTAATCAGCCGGGAATATGATACAGGCAAGACAATACGTCCTGTTGAAAAAAACAGTAAATGAATTAACATCAAAGTATTATGATTTTATCCGATAAATCTCAAGGGGTGGACTTCTCTTCATTTCGTTTACCGGATAATTATGGAGAATGGATACTTGATACCATCCATGCCATGGGGTTGAAAGAATATACCGAATACGAAGGTAAGGTGTTTTCCGCACTTGACGGTTTACGCGAAGGAAGATGCTTTGATGTTACCCTAGTTCCGGAAGATATGCGTGAAATATTCATCAGGATATGTTGCTTGTATATCCATGATCATCCGCAAGTAGTTTTTAATAATACATACACTCGAATTTATAAACAAAAGAAATATGAACCAGGGAAGTTGGACCAACGCCGAAAAAAGATTTGTCCGCGATAACGCTGGAAAGCTGACTGTAGAAGAAATGGCCTGTCGCATAGGCCGTACTTCTAGCGCAGTCAAGATGTTTCTGATCAGAAACCGGATAGCGGTAGGAACTCAGATCAAGCGGAACATCTTACAGGAAATTTTGAAAATAAAGTTCGTTCACCCGGAGTACTTTAAACCTACCCGTGCCTTTTATCAGGCAGTCGGTATGTCACAAGTACACTTTTGGGATTTATATTATGGCCGTGTACAAATTACAGAGCCGGAATATGTAGCAATAACCACGCACCTAGAAATTACCCTACAGGAAGCATTCGAGGCGCGGCAATTAAACCTCTTTGAAGGAGAAATAACAGATGAGCAAAATAAGTCAGAATAGCATAGATAAAGTCAAAGCAGCAGTTGATATCGTAGATGTGATATCCTCATTTGTCAGACTGGAGAAAAAAGGACCGGGATATGTCGGAGTATGTCCGTTTCATAACGATCGTCATCCGTCCATGCGCGTTACTCCATCTCGACAAATGTATAAATGTTTTGTATGCGGTGCCGGAGGAGATGTTTTTGACTTTTTACAAAAGTATGAGAACATGTCATTCACCGAAGCTGTATTATGGTGCGCTCAACGTGCGGGTATACAGGTAGAAGAAACCGAGGCTACCAAAGAAGAACTGGAAGTACGGAAACATCGTGAATCACTATATGTAGCCATGGATGCCGCTACCATTTTTTTTCAGTCTCAGCTTCCTTTAGCCGAAGCTTATTTAAAGCAACGTGGTTACTCCTTAGATGATGGGATTTTGAAAACATTCCGTATCGGATATGCGCCACAGGGAAACAAAGCTTATTCTTCTCTTTCTTCAGCCGGATATCTATCACAAAACCTAATTGAAGTAAACGTTGTGGCTCAAGGGGATTATGATTATTACGATGTATTCCGTGACCGTATAATTTTTCCGTTCCTGGATATGCAGGGTAGACCGGTGGCATATAGTGGGCGCATAGTAACGCCCAATAAAAAGGTAGGGAAATATGTCAATACTACCGACACACCGCTTTTCCATAAAGGAAAACATCTCTTCGGACTTTACCAAGCTTATCGTTCCATCAGTCAGGTGGGATATGTGTACCTGGTGGAAGGACAGTTCGATGTTATGAGCCTATACGCAGCCGGCGTGAAAAACGTTGTTGCCGGCTCGGGAACGGCTCTGACAGAAGACCAGGTGAAATTGATTTCCCGTTATAGCAACAAAGTGGTACTGGTATACGATGATGATGAAGCGGGTATAAAGGCTTCCATGAAAAATTGTGAAACAATGCTTCGTGCAGGGCTTAACATTAATTGTGTACGTCTTCCTCAGGGTAAAGATCCTGATGATCTGGCCAGGGAGAAAAAAGAGCAAACTTTGGCATGGCTGAATAATAACACGGCTAGTTTTGTAACTTATTTCTGTAACATATTTCTTCCGGAGAAAATAGAGGACCCGGTAGAGAAAGAAGAAAGATTGGCATCTGTCTGTCGGTTAGTGGCATGTGTGGAGTCAGAAACTCTCCGTCTGGATTATACCAGGAACCTGGCACGTCGGTTCTCACAGGAACCGGATGTAGTAAACCGTAAGATTCGTCAGATGCGTTCCAATATGCCGGAAGCTCCAACAGTTGAGACACTAAAACCGGGTGTATATGGTCTTGATGTACTCCCGGCTTTAGTGACGGAGCGTACCAGCATTCATGTATCAGCATCTTTTGATGAATTCTTGGAAAATTATGAGACGGTGCCTCAGATATATTTTCATGAAAGTCTGTCTATGGAAGATATTCAGAAGGTACGCCGTGATTGCCAGTTGCTGGATGTGTCCGCTGATGCTCTTGTAATTTCTGCTACAGGAGAGGAGAATACCACTATGGCAGCTTTGGCCGACTGCTACAGAAACGGAGTCACCAACATTTCCGTACTTGTTCCGGGAAGCGATATCGCGTTTATCAACAAGAAAAAACAGTCAGACGATTATATTGAGGAGGAACAGCCGGATGAGGAATGGATATTCATCAATACCTATGTCTTTAAGTATAACCAGTTCCTTAATCGCTATAAGCCGGTAGACCGTACACCTTACCTTCAGCGTTGTGCCGATCTGATAGCCTGCACTGAAGAATCCGTTCGTATAGTCAACTTCAGTAAGTTTACAACATGGATGGAGTTAACCAAGACAGATCTAAATACATTGCTGAAACCGTACTTGGCAAAGCGAAAATCAAGGGTTGCCATCAACGCGCAACGTGATGATCAGGAGGAAGGGTTCTATGATCCCGATATCATTCCTGATTATGTCGAATCGAATCCCGTATATCAAAAGATGCTGGATGATTACCAGTTCTATCCCCGTCTGAACCGTAACGGAGAACCTGTGGCGTATATCTTTACCAATAATAAGCAGGGAGGTACTTTGGTGGGAGATTTTTTCATGGAACCGCTAATTCATATTGTCAGTGACAAGGATGAGGACAATAAACGTATAGTGCGTATCAATCGCCGATATTATAAGAAACCTATTTATTTGGAAGCGCCTTCCAAATGCTTCCTTAAAAAATCAACCATTGAGGAAAGACTGATCATGCTGGAAGCTGTCAACTTCAGTAATGGAGAAGAAAAGCATTGGACAAAGATTCGCGAATGGATGTCCCGTAATTTTGTGTCCTGTAAAGAAGTCCGTACTTATGGGAACCAGCAGCCCGACGGATTCAGCCGGGATCAGTCCACTATGTTCTTTGCGTTTGCCAATGGTATATACCATGAGCAGGACGGACAGTATCGTTTTGACCCTGTCAACGAACTGGGTGTGGCAACTCATAACAACGAAAACTGGTATCTGCCGGCTTTCTCACAATTATATATGAATTCGGACATGAAAGAGAAGTATGAAGTAATCAGTAACTTGCTTTATAAGGACATACCTGTTGAGAAACAGTGCACGTTCCAACGATGGGCGGATCTGATGAACCGGGTGTATCAGCTTAATGATAATGGGAAATGGGCTATCATGTTTGCTTTGATGTGCCCGTTCCGAAGTAATATCCATTGCATAGACCGCTTGTTTACAGCTCCGTTTTTCATGGGCCCGATGTCTTCCGGAAAGACACAGATTGCAGTCAGCATCCGATCGTTGTTCATGAATCCGAAGGTTCCATTGACCAATCTTCCTTCCACCACTTACGCAGGTCTGTCTTCCATGCTGGCCATGTTTCGTGACGTTCCTGTTGTTTTAGATGAATATAACAACAAGGAAATAGAGGATAAAGTGTTTCAGTTTTTGAAAACCGCCGTATATGACGGTGATGGAAGGCAGAAGCGGAAAGGAACTACCGGAAAGGAAATAGAGGTTGAGAAGATATATGCTCCAATCATTATTTGCGGCCAGGAAACACCGCAACGTGATGATAACTCGTTGATGTCCCGTATCATTGTGTGCGAGGTACCAAAACCTGCCAAGGAACGTACTCAGGAAGAGGTGAACTTGTTCAATGAATTGAAAGATATAGAGGAACGTGGTTTGTGCAATGTGCTGCTGGAGATACTGAAGCTTCGTCCGTTGGTAATGGACAATATCCGCAGGCTTAAAACTGAATGTTACAAGGAGCTGAAATCGCAGATGCTGGCTCATGGTGAGATAGACCGTCTGATGAAGACAGCCTCTCTGTTTCTTGCCATGTGCCGTTTGGTGGAAGAATATACGGATCTGAAACTGCCATTTACATACAAGGAGTTTTTCAAAATAGCTTGCGACAAAATTCAGTTCCAGGTGGATCTGATTTCACGTACAGACAAACTGGCTACATTCTTCAAGGCCATGGATGTTATGATAGATACCAAGGCATTGGTTCCGGGCCGTGACTTTGACTTCGATTATCCTCAGAAGCTTACTCTGATCGGACCTGGAAAATCATCTGTTTCTTATCCTGTGCCTGACGGAACATGTGTCATGTATATCCGGCTATCTGTGATTTATGCCCAGTATGACCGCAGTTCCTTTAACCGGGAACAGTCCAGTCAGTCTACCATTGAGCAGAATCTTCGTTCCAATGCCTGTTATATAGGTCCTATAGCAGCTCATCGTTTCAATTGGAAGGAAACGGAAGAAGTACCCCGTGGAGAGCTGGAGAATGAAGGCAAGGATATTCCGGAAGAATATATAGCCCAAGGCAGCGATACCATGATGGTGCGCCGTATCAAATCTCTGAATAAGAATACAAGCTGTATCGCGCTGAATTACGACATACTGGCCTCTATGTATGGCCTTGATTTGAAACGCAACGAAACACCAAGAGAAAAAAATATGCAGGATCCCGAAGTGGAACGCCTGCCATTTTAATAACCAATAAAAAATAAAATTATGACTACAAGTATTATTGCAAGAGTGAACAACGTGGATATTATGTCCACACGTGATGAACAATTGGTTCCTGTTAGACCTATTTGCGAAACATTAGGAATAGACTTTGCTTCACAAACAGTAAAAATTAAAAATCATTATTTGTTAGCTCCAACCGCAGTGCTCTGCACAATGGTTGGAGCTGATGGAAAACAGCGAGAAATGTTCTGTTTACCTATGGAATATATTTTCGGATGGCTATTAACTATTAATCCCGCTAATGTGGTTGAAGAGAAGAGACAAAATCTTATGGCTTATCAAACGGAATGCTATAAAGTGTTATTTGAACACTTTAGTGATGCTAAAACATTTCTTAAGCAGAAACAAGCGGTCATAGAAAAGAAAGTGGCGGAATATCAGGATTGTCAGCGTCGTTTTAAAGATGCCCAGAAATTAATGAATAAGGCTAAAGCCGAACTTAATCAAGTGATGAAGTATACTATTGAAGACTGGAGGGAAAACAACAGGCAACTCAATCTTCCATTTGCTATATAATCAAGAGAAATCAGTATGGAAGCAAAATTAAAACAATACGAATTGGTTAGTTGATTTGAACTCGAATGAGCTTGAAGAGATTATACATACTCTTAAAGCATCAGGCTATATTACAGTGAAAAAATTAAGCGACAACTCTTTTCGTTGTCGCTTAACACCTGAAGGAATGAAGTTCTGCCAAAATGGAGGCTTTTCTAAAATAGAAAAAGAAAAGAAAAAACTCCTTATTAAGCGCATTGTATGGTTAATTACAGCATTAGCTTCATTAGCAACAATCGCTTCATTTATCAGCCAATTGCTTTAATTATTAATATTGTCATATAGACTACTAATAGTAAGGCTGATATGGCCAGTAATCGTAAGGTGATATCTTCTATATCCCATTTACGTTTGTTTTTTCTCAGATGATAGATAGGATTTTCCATAATTCATTGATTTACATACAAAAATACTAATAAAATATTGCATTGCACAATCTATAATTTGAAATTTTCTTAGAAAGAATAGGATGAATTGAAAGATAAGTCCCCCAAAATTGAGTAATGGCTTTTAATTGATTTCACTAACACCTTTAAATTACGTTGCGAATCGCAACGTAATTTAGAATAGAGTATAAATTAATATCTGATTGGTAATATTGTTTTTAGATTATGAATTAAATATCTATTTTTGCATAAAACATTTGCTGCAAACTAACCGTTCTCAATTATAAAGGAATGAAGTAAGAGTATGATAGAATTGGAAAAACAAAAGATAATAGAAGTGGTACTTTATATTCTCAACAAAGTTGGGGGTATGGATTATTATCATCTGTTTAAGATACTGTACTTCGCCAATCAGCGCAGTTTGGTTGAATGGGGGCAGTTGATGATAACCGATAAATTCTGCGCTCTTCCTCATGGTCCGGTTCCTACGGAATTGTATAATGCCATAAAAGGTCAAAGAAGTGTTATCCCCAACATGAAAAATGACATAAATGTTGTGGATTATTATCTGTTGCCCAAACGGGATTCCGATACGGACTATTTGTCCGATTATGATATGGAGGTTTTGGACGAATGCATTTCCAAATACGGTAAGATGAGTTTCACGGAACTGGAAAGAACTTCTCATACGGCTTGTTGGGAAAAAGCTAGATCCAGAAAGGGGAATCATGTAATCTATCCGGGAGATATCGCCCGTGATGGGGGAGCCAGTGAGCAGCTAGTTGAATATATCAATGATTCAATAGAGTTTAATGAAACCTTCGGAAATTAAGATCGGCGATGTTTTCCGTATTACCATGAACAGGGCCAACGGTATAACTCCTAAACCGGGGGATAACAGTCGTGATAAATTCTTTGTAGTTCTTGGCTTTGATGGGAACGGAAATGTTTATGGTGGTGTTATTTTCAATTCCTATGTCAATATAAACCTGCCTCCTTTTGTACAAGCTATGCAGCATCTAGTAAAAGGGGATGATTATGACTTCCTTTCGCATGACAGTTATATAGATTGCTCCTCAATCAAGACAGTGAAAAAGTCCAAACTCCTTAAAAGTAACAGTTTAGGCAGATTGGGCACGGGTGATGTGTCTAAGGTCTGTGAGAAGATTAAGAGCAATTCCCGGATCAGTAAGGTTGAATTAAGAAGATTCGGGCTTTTATAATAGAACTTTTCCCAAAAACACTTGCATAGACTGATTTTAATATTTAGATTTGCAGTGCCAAAATTACCCACGAATAAATTTCGTATTATAGAGCGTGTGAATGCTCATATTTTTGATGGGCTTTTTTTATGCCCTAAATTATCATTTTGCTGTTTTTAGCAAAATGATGCATATAAAGGATACTGTAGAAGTCGCAACTTGTTGCACAAACTACGGCTGCCTTTCCCGACTACATTTTTGCTCTATGAGCGAAATCTGTGGGTGTTTTGGCGAACTCGGGAAACGGCGGCCGTTCTTGTGTTCTATATAATTGCCGAAACGCCAAAATACTCACAGTTATGAAACAAACAGTTTCTATTTCTGCTCCCGACATAAATGTCGCTAGCAAATCTTCAGCTATTCAATTGTGGCTGGACTCAGAGAACGCACTGTTCTCAATGGTCATGGAATCTTCCATAAACAATCTTCAAGTGTTATTGATGGGCCACGCCTGTCTTTCATTCTCCGCGCTGATATGTGCCTCATGTGTGTCCGTGGTTCCTGCGTTGCTCTGCCTTCCATGGTTTGCCACTTCGTTGTATTTATGCCGGAAAGGAGGTCTGCGATGAAGACTGACATATTAAAACTGGCTGAAGAAACATCCGGTATGCCTGAAGATAATTTCTTTACCATCGAAGGTGTCAAACTCACCGATGAAGCGGTGGATCTCCTCTATGATTTGCAGGACGATGAGAACAGCAACATAGAAAGCCTTCTCGATGGCATATATGAAGTGGAGGAAATTGTCCTCAATCCTGCATCTGACACTTCTTATGGAGACAGACTGGTCATGATGCAGACACTTAGAGATATCCGTCATCTGCTGGATTTGCTTAAAGTCCGTTCCGCATCCGGTCATTGATTGCATTCGCATGGCTTCAGACATGCGGCAAATCATTTATCTTAATACAATAGGGAATATGGTAAAAAATAACAATACCGTATTCCCTATTCTTTTATAGTAAAAATCCCCCGGACCCCCTTATTTTAAAGAAAACATAGACACACGCATTTTTGCACGCAGAATTTTGCAAAAAACACGACCAACAGACCAACAGACCAACATTTCAAAAATGTAAAAATAGCCTTTAAAACGTAACCATCTCATTTATAATATAATATATATAATTTATAAAGTAATAATATATATATAATATGTGTTGGTCTGTTGGTCGTTGTTGGTCGTAGTTGTTTTTTGTTGGTCGGACTGTTGGTTTTCCATTTTTAGGCATTTGTCAATAATTCAGCAAAAGCAAGGATAAACTATACCTTATGTTGGTCGTGTTGGTCGCTAACCAACAATATAAATATATAAGGTATAGTTTGTTTATTGGCTGAAAATCACTAACTTTGCTTTATACTAATAGCCAATTGTTGGTCTGTTGGTCTGTTGGTCGCAAAAATAAGAACTTTCAACTAAAAAAAATAAAAGTATGATCACTACCACAATTAACATCACTCCCTATTTGGCGGAATATTTGCGCGGAAAATACGCTTCCGGCTCAAACGAACCAATAAATATTCCTGACAATTCAGATTTATATCATGTTATATGGAATTATATGTCCCGTCCTCCTGCTAATATGTTACATACAGAAGGCAACATTGTATTGGCTCTTCCCAATCGCCGGGAAGGGAAAAATCCAGAAGTGTACAACTATCTGTCCGCGCGTGCGGTGACGTATATAGAACTTGCCATCCGTCGTGAATTCAACGAGGAGCTGCACGCCACCCTGTTGGATAATGACCAGCGTGGTCATCTATATGATAATAATGCTGTGGTATATCAATTCTTATGTACTTATGGCATAGAATCCGTAAGTGAAGAAGCATTGCTAAAAAACTATTATCGCTGGCGAGAAAATCTGCGTAAACGCAAGGCACGGCGTGAAAGGAAAAAAGATATGATACAGGTTATATAATATAGTTAAATGATATTAAATAACCAACCGACCAAGTGATTATATTTGTCCATTTTGACGGACTAAACGTCTGCCCTATGGAGAAAGATGGCGAACTTATTAAATATCAATCAATTATGAGGAAAACAAACAAAGAATTTTCCATAGTAGTTACTTTTGTCCCGGTATATACTATGAAGCAGGAAGAATATATATTTCTAGCCGATGAATTCTCATTTGAACCTAAAGTGTCAGATGAGAATTCAGGAACCGGTTATAATTGTGACCAGGAAATAGTTATATCACGTCCTGACAGCAGTATTTTACAGGAATTTTCTATATTCCGGTCAGGTACATTGTATTTTCGTGATACTTCCGGTAAACGGTATGTTATTGGGAGCGATACGGTTCCGGCAAGGATATGCATATCACCTCATTTAAATTTGGCAAAACTCAATATAAAGTGTACGATGCTCAAATCACCACTCTTATAGTCTTTCTTATATATATAAGGTATAGATATTTTTGTATAAACAAAAAACAGAATGACACAGTTACAGCAATATCTTCAACAGCTTCTCTTATCCCGACAAGGATTGCTCATTACGGCGGAGGGTTATGCCTCTGCCGTAACTGAAGCATTTCCGTTCACACAAGAATCCGACTCTTCAGAAAGGGAACAAACCGATATGCTATATACGGATATGGTATCTAATGCTTTGAACGAATGCCTTTCCAAAGTTCACATGGCATATCCTGAAGATAACCTTAGCATTACTTCGGATTACGCTTCTGATGATATTCCTGATAATACCATAGCCTATTATCCTGTTTTTGGTATGATCACTTCAAACTGTTGGTGGTGTTTTTCCAGCAAAAAATTCGAAAAAGATCTTCTGGCATCTGAAGCCAATCCTGGCATCATTGCACATTTTGTTCATATAGACAGTCCGGGAGGTGAAGCATTTTATATGGATCGCCTCTCCGAGACTATGCGTTCATTGGTTAAGCCGGTAGTCGTATTGGCAGAACGTGTATGTGCTTCAGCAGGATATCTTATAGCCTGCCATGGCACCAAAATTTTTGCAGCTACAGGATATGACAAAATTGGCTCTATCGGTTCTGTAGCAGAAGTTTGGGATTATTCGGGGTATTTTAAACAAATGGGAATTGAGGTACATACTTATCATGCCTCTCAATCAGACCTGAAAAATAAGATTTCGATTGATGCTGCTTCCGGGAAAGGGGATGAATATATCAGCCGTTTTCTTGATCCAATCAATAAGATGTTTCTTTCAGAAGTTTGTATGACACGTCCTGCCCTTAGAGACGTGTCAGATAACGAACCTGTTCTTCGGGGCGAAATCTATCTTACAGACGAAGCCATTGATATAGGATTGATAGACGGAAAGGCAACTCTCACGGAAGCCATATTGGAAGCATCCCGCCTCGGACGTGAACATGCTGACATCCAGCGGACCAAAAGCCAGTTATTAAGTATAATCTAAATTAGTAGACGAAAATGAAATTCAAAGAAAACGTACAGAAAATTCTTCAGAAACTTGGTTTTACTGGTTCCGAAGAATCACTGAAGGCTCTTACACCTGACAATTGGAAACAGTTTTTTTCTTCTTACAAGGAAGAATTTGGAACTGATTTTCATGCCGACATGAAGGCCTTTCAAGATGAACAGAATGCTGTTCCTGATCAGGCACAGATCAACGAGGCATTCAGTATATTGTCTGGATTAATCACTCCGCAGCAACAGACAAAAACTGTATCTGAAAATCCTGATGATAAAAAGAGTCAACCGACTGCACAACAGGTGTTAGACATGGCTAAAGCCGTATCCGCCACTTTTATGGCTATGAGCAGCCATGCTGCTGATGATGTTCCCGCTACTGTTATTACCGGGCCGGCAGTAGGATTTACCGGAAATGCGGACCGTGAAAAATTCTTATTCGGAATCGAGCATGATTTTTTCTCTATGGAAAAACCATGGAACCGCTTTACTGCCAATCCGACCTCTGACCAACGTCTTGGTGACAAAAAAATATCTGCATCGTTTGGCGCAGAAGTAGAAGCTTACTCTGCGTCTTTAGCCGAACGTTACAGCTATCTGCAATCTCACAACCAACTTAATCCCGAAAAATTGGCCGCAGGTGAATTTGCTACAGATTACTCACAAGTTACAGGAATGAATGGAGGCAACCAATACCTTATCCGCCGCCAGGATGCAATTATTTCCCGGGTGCTTTCCATCCGTCAGCTTACCCAGTATTTCCCTGTTCGATATGGCATTCAGGATAGAGATGTTATCTTCAATGCTTTCTTCGGAGAAGTCTCACAAGCATACCAGTCGGGAGAAGTCTACAAAGGTGATATGGAAATAGAACCTGAAATGGGATATGTAGATGATGCCATGATTAAGATGAAGTTTGGCCCGATGAAAGAGCTTGAACGTATGTATATCGGCTATCTTAACCGGGAAGGTTCTGACCCGATTAAATGGTCGATGATTGAGTATGCAATTGTAGGCTCTTTGGAAACCGCTCAGAGAGAACAGAATATGCGCCGTATGCGAGGTTTGTTCGTCAAGCCTGAAACAGGTGTTGCCGGTTCTTATCTTAATGCCGGTACAGGAGTACTATATACCCTTATCCGCCTGCACCACGAGAATAAGTTAATGCTGACCGATGATATTACATTCCGTACTTACGACGATACCAATATGCTTGATACGGTACAGGAATTTTATAAAGAAATTCTTGCGAAAGTATCTGAAGATATGAGCCTTGACCAGCATGTAATGTATCTGAACGAGAACCACAAGCAATGGTGGATTCAGAATGTCCGTGAAGCTTATGGCCAACAGCAGGACTTTACAGGACCGAACAGTTACCTTAATATCATACCGGACAGTTCTACCAATATGCGTATTATTTGGCTGCCTTATTTAGGCCAGCTGCCGTTTATGATGATGCAGGTTCCCGGTAATATCCAATTTCTAGAAAATCTTCCTGGTGAAATGCTTGCCATGCAAACAGAAATGCAAATGGAGATGGTTCGTGGATGGTCAACCTGGAAAGAAGGATGTTCCCCCGCCTTTGTTGGTCGCAATTTTGCTTCATCCGACAAAATGAAGGAAAACAATTACTTGTGGCAACAGATTTTCTTGAACAAACCTTCTGTTACTTTGGATGTCGACGCTACGACAGCGGATGCATCAAAAGGGTTCTGGTTTGTCTCAGGAACCAACTCCGGGGCTAAAGAACTGTCTGAAATAAAAAATGCAAGAAAAGGTGTCGGATATATCATTGAATGCGGTGATAAGAGTAATGTAACCTCAATTCCCAAATCGGGCAATTTTGAAGGAATTACTTCTGCATGGACTCCAACCGCTGTAGGAGATTATATCATGGTCATGTTAAACAGCAATAATAAATTTATCGAGCTGGAACGCTGTGTCGGAGGGGTTCGAACTGTTAATAAGGCTGCACAGCCGAATGTTCCAGGGGCCAGATGATTTTTTTTGGGTTGGTTATTAAAATAGGTTTTTAAATCAGGGGCGGGGTGATAGCCCGCCTCTCTCATTAAACAAAAAATTATGAAAACAAAAATGAATCCACGTATATTTTTAGCTCAATTGGCAGTTGTATCCATAGTGATTGCCTTAAGCTTTATTTTTGGCGCTTCTGCTGATACCACCTTCGGACTGTCATTAGCAGCCACAGGTATGATGAGTATTGGCGATATCGAAGATGTATCCGACCGTCAAACGCATGGTTCCAATATTGCATATCAAATTTATCTGATTAGTATTGACCAGATAGATAATTCACAAATGTTTCCTGCACCGAACAAGAATAGGGAAGTTGGACAGATTCCGATGAAAAACGGTGAATACATGAAATACTTTGTCGCGCACACAATTCCTACTTTTGTAGGCAACGGCGAGAAAGGAGATATTACGACGTCTGGTACCAACCAGTTCGTTGCCGTAATGGGTGGACAACGTGATAAACTTCTTTCATTCACAGAAGACTATGCAGGTGGTAAGTTTGTTATCCTTTTCAAGGAAATCGAAGAAAGTCAATGGTATATCCTCGGTTCTTATGACCGCCCGATGATTCTTCAAACCTTTGAAAACAAGCATGATGCAGACGGACGTTATGTGACGTTTACATTCCAGCGTACTTCCATTTCACAGTATTACAAATATACAGGTGCTATTGTACGCCAGCCTGCCAAATCCAATCCGGTGGATGCCACCAATCTTACCGTTACGCCGGGACAGGACTTGTATTCCATTCCTGATTGTACCTCGACTTCTAAAGCTATTGTAACTGTTTCCGGTTTGGCGGCGAACGACAAAGGAAGATATATTACCCTTATAGGAGAGGGTGAAAGTTATCCTGCCACCGTAGCAGAGAATGATGTATTCATTCTTGAGGATGGAACCACATGGACAGCCCGTGCAGGCAGCCGTATTACCTTCCGTGTGATTGATACCGATACATTGGTAGAAATTGCCGGATCTCGTATACAAACCGTTGTCTAAACTTTATAATTAACCCGATGCAAGATTATATGTTATTTACAATGTATTTCTTGCATCGGATAAACCAGTAAGTTATGTATTCATTCAAAGAAAAAAAAATCCATTATAATCGGCTTCAAAATTCATCTGCTGCAACAGCCGATTTGAAGCTTCTTCTCAGTATCAATCCTGACGCTCCCATCTTACCTGCATGGGGCCGCTGTCCTGAACGATTTGCAAATAAGATACTATATCTTTTGCTTGATTACGCTACAGCGGAAGAAATACGCAAAAATCGCCGTACTCCTGTCAAATCGGAAAAAGAAAAACTGGAAGAGACAAAACAGGAACTACAGGAAGCTGCTTCCGAATTGGAAGAAACAAAAGAAATGGTTCAAGAACTACAAGAAAAAGTAGACGAATCGGAATATATGGCGAAAAAAGCAGAGATGGCTTTAGAAGCTGAGAAAAAAAAAGAGGTTTAAGAAAGAAACAAAAGCATGAAGAGTATCCTAATATAGAATGGGATAACCTTGATAATGAAGATGTGCAAACCGCCACTCTTATATATAATGATCGTGTAGTCAGTTGGAAGAGGATGAAACAGATCGAAGAACGTATGGACACAGATCTTACCAGAGATGATATATTTTCATTGGTCCGGTTGCGTATCCGTAATCTGCAAGCTTTCTCCGAATTGCAAAATTACAATGATACCGGTTTATTCCTCTTTCATCATCCTCTTATAAACGGACGTAGTGAACGAGCCGAATTAATCTCCTTGCTCGAAAAAGATCCTCAAGCCTTTCTTCGCAAACATCGTAATGTGCTTGATAACATACGCCGTTATGAAACTTATCTGAAAAGTCCGGCAAGAGAATCCAGAAGAAAACAGGATCGTGACTTGTTGCGTAAACACCGTGACCGGGAAATGATTTTCAGAGACATTCTCAATGAAAAAACAAAAACTTGATTTTATTGACTCTCTGTTTGTCATCTGGTATAATTGATAGTTCGCATCTCAATATTAATGCATTTAAGTTATGGGAAATAAAGAAATTATGATAATGGGCGATGAATTTTTACCCCGAATACGCACTTATGCAATTTTGGGTTATAGCCGCGAACGTATATGCCGTCTTCTGGATTTGCCACGAAAGATGCAGACTGCTTTATATCTTCGATTGTCACTACCCGGAGACGTCTTCTTTGAAACTTATGAATCAGGATTGGCACAAGGCGAAAAAAATATTGATATGGAGCTGGCTAAGAAAGCTGAAAATGGAGACATTGATGCAATAAAGCTTCTGGAAGAGAGAAAAAATGAACGTTTTTTTAAAGATATGCGTAAAGAACTGTTTGGGATATGACTGTATTAGAACGATTAGACAAAATACACCCGGATATGATTTCAAGCTTTCTGACAACCGGTAGATGCAGTGGCATACCCGAAGATGTCCAGAGGTTTTTGAAACAGATACAATGGGCTGCGGAAATATACGAATATGAGCCTAACATTACCCGGGCTTCAAAGAAATTGCGTTTGCGTATAAATGCAGAGCAAAAACTTTCGTTAGACGAACGAACCTGCAAGGAACGCATATATCAAGCCATAAACTACTTCAGTGTAGATAACAATGTCAGTGAAAAAGTATGGGAAAATCATTATGCCGACAAACTTGAATCCATGGCCCAGTTGTGCGCGGTCAAAGGAGATATGAAGACTATGGCCGCATGTATAGAAAAAGCCAGTGAACATCGTATTAGAGCCGCACAGATTGCGGAAGCTGCCACCAACCTGGGTATTACATTCCTGATCGATCCCAATCTCCGCCCTGAAGACATGGGATTGGAAAGCAAATCATTAAAAGAAATTGCACGTAAGCATAACGAAGGCTTCTATCTTCAGCTTATTGACGGTCTTCCTATAGATAACAATGAAAAAAAACGCCTGCTTCGCGATGCCGATATTCAGGATGTAGAAGTAATCTTAAACGAAGAATAGCTATGAGTATTGATATAACCAATGATGAATTTTCAATTGAAATGGAACGTATTTATATGAATTCCATGCAAGTGATGGCCAATCTTCTTGATCCTAACAAATTGGTTGTGGAAGCAGCACGTGCATCCGGTAAGACAAGTGAAGTTACAGTTAACCGGATTATACGTGTTGCAGACAGTATGCCTGCCGAACTTTCATTCCTCGCTCACCGTACCTATGTTGCACTTCTTACCAACATCTGGCCCAATATACAGGCGGCATTTTCCCGGCAGATCACCGTGAATGGCCGTCCACGGTGTATGTTGGAATACGGTATTGATTATATCGCCGGTGATTCAAAAATACCTGATCATTTTCGTAAGCCTCGTTATCCCATATCATATCCCAAACATAGTATCCTCTTTCGGAATGGCCATCATATTCAGCTTGTAAGTTCCGACCAGCCCGATTCTGTTGCCGGTCGAAGCGGTGTACATGCCTTTGTCGAGGAAATGAAACACAACGACGGTGAAAAACTGAAAACACGTTTGTTCCCCTCCTTGCGCGGTTCTTCAGCCGAAATTCGCAAGAGTCCTTATTACCAAGGATGGACAGGTGTATCTGATACTGCTCGTGTCGACTTAAACGAAGATGACTGGTTTGAACGCTATGAAGAGCAGAATAACTCTCAATTACTTTCTGAAATAGCTACAGTAGCCATGCATGTGAATAAGGCAGCCTATAAAAAGACAGAACTTCTAACAGCTTCTAAAAATACAACGAATCCGGTTACACTCGAAAAAATACGTCTTGAGTTAAAGAAATGCGACAGACAAATATCCATGTGGACACCTCGTTTGGCAGATATGCGACGCAATGCCACATTATATATTCGAGCCAGTTCCTTTGTAAACAAGGATATACTCGGTCCCAAGTTTTTTAAAACCCAACTTGATACATTGGATATGGATGAGTTTCTTACGGCTATATGCGCTGTAAGACATAAATCAGTGGTTAACAAGTTTTTCGCCAATTTTGATAAAGAAAAACATCAATACGCTGACGGATATATATATGATTCAATCATGAAATTGGATCTTAAGGATCACTTTATCATCACTGCCCGTTATTTGAAATATTATGATAAAAACGCTCCATTGTATATAGGCTATGACCCCGGTCATTTTTCAAGCCTGGTATGCGGTCAACCTAAAAAATATGGAAAAGAATTTAGGGTATTAAAAGAATTCTTCTGTTTTTATCCTGATGAACAGCCAGAGCTCGGAAGACAGGTTTATGAATTCTTCGGTCGTGATTGCCGAAACAAACGTATAGTGTTATATCCGGACAGAGCCGGCAATAAACGTCGGGAAGAACTGGAACAAATCACAACCGATAGCCGGGCTTTAAAACGGGAATTGGAAAGTTATGGTTTTGAAGTTCAGTTGATGAATGAAGGTCAAGCCACTATTTATCATTGGCAGCAATTCAAATTGATGTTGCTCCTGTTTGGAGATAGAAGTAACGCGTTACCTCATGTACTAATTGACGAAAACGAGTGTCCTAACCTGTGCAGTTCCATACCCCTATCACCACGAAAAAACACAAACGGACGTATAGAGCTGGACAAATCGAGCGAAGTAAAAATTCCGCTTCATCGGCAAGCGGGATTGACAACGCAGCTTCCGTCTGCATTTATTTATCTCATGTATGGTTTATATGGAGATGCGGTTATAAATGAATTAACCAGCATTCCTGATGATATTCCTGATAATTTCAGTTTATAAACCATATTTATCTTAAATAAAACATTTAAACACTATAATATAACTGACTGTTTGACATTAAAATAAGTGTTATTTCAGTAACGCTTAGTTTAATCGCATTTTGAAAAGTTTTTAAAACTTTTTCAAGAGAAAGATAACTCCACGACACGCTGATATTTCCGATTGAGCAGCACAGGGGGCAGATGGGTGGAAATATGACCGGTCACAAGAAACAGTCTTTTCTATTACATTCGGAAAAGAATAAATTCGTAGCATGGAAGAGGTAATAGATCATAACGTTACAATGTCAGGTACACAGGCTATGCAATGGGCAAAAGAGATATCCAAATTACCGGACGGATGCTTCACTATAGCCTTTTATCCATGCAGCCTGCAACGCAATGAGGCATCTACGACAATGGTTGTAAAAGACGGTTGTAGATGGAGGACACAATTGCCACATGAACGATTCAGTGTAGACAGTGATAACTTTTTCCTGTTTACAGACAAGGATGGAGAACCTAGAATGTGCTATGCTATATTGATACGTTATATGGGGTTTCCGCAAGATAGTTTTAAACTGCATAAAATAGATTGGTTATCATGAATAAACAGAGTAATATAGAGATACAAGGATGTCTTGGTGTATATGTAAATGACAGCAATGTTATATCATTCCAATTGGGAGAAGGAAGCATGCAGGACGCCTTACAACGTAACCGTACTATATCCATTGATCCTGTAGCATTGGAAGGTCAGACCAGATGGATGACAGTTAAAGATTATAATATAGCTTCGCGAGGCTGGAACAATATGAAGTGCCAGGAAGTTGCAAGCGATATCAAGCACAACAGGCTGCTGCCGAGACTTATAACCAAACAGGTTAACATGCTTTATGGCTCAGGGCCTGCTCTGTATAAAATGGAGCTGAGTGATAATAAAGTCAAGAGGACATGGGTCCTGGAACCAACTATACAGAAGTGGTTGGAAAGCTGGGAAGAAAATGGGATGGAACAGGGATACCAAGCCTTTGCCAAGCAAAACATTAAAAATTACTATTATTTTCGCGATTTTTTCGTCAAATGGCGTTTCTCAAACGGAAAGGGCATTGTCCCGGGTGTATTGCCTGTAGCCGGATTGGAAGCCATGGAAAATAAGGACTGTCTTCTGGCCACTACCCGCACGGATGTGGCTTACAACATGGTTTATTACAAAGATTTTACGGCTGTTGCGGTCGGCAGGTTTACAAATGGTCTCAGTACAAGTCTGCGCATTTATCCCAAATTCCGCATACAGGATGTACCACGCTACAGGTTTGCCGCTTTATCCCACCACAGAGAAAAATCTATAGATAATTTTTATGGTGAAAATGAGACCCATGAAGGAACACAGCCATATATCAAGGGTTCTAATGAGAATGCCGTATATATCAACAGCTTTCTTCGTAATTCATTGGCAGCAAAAATACATATAATCATACCTAATGCATGGGTAAATTCGAAGAGATCCCAGATTACAGCTCTATGTAATGAAAATAAGGAACGTGCCTCTAAACAGGAGAAACTTTTGCTCTATAATGGGTTGGAAATCGGTACCGAATATAAGGAATCCACTTTGATTCGCTACATTAAACAAGAGCTTGATAATATATCAGAATACCTGTCAGGATCGACCAACCAGGGAAAGGCTTATGCCACCTTCAGCTTTCGCAATGGAAGTAACGGAGAAGAAGAACGCTGGAAGATTGAAACGGTAGACTTGAAATACAAAGAATACATTGATGCGATCATCGCTTATGACAAGCGTGCGGATGAAGTGCTGCTATCAAGCGTTGGACTTGATTCTTCGATATCCTCGGTCAGCAAGGAAGGCGTAATCAGCAAAAGTGGAAGTGATGCCTACTATAATTACCTGATTTATCTTCTTCAACTTGCACCTGAAGACGAGATCGTATGTGAGCCATTCAACCAGGCTATCAGAATCAACTTCCCGAATTTATATGCAGAAGGTTATCGAATCGGATTTTATCGGGAAATTCCATCCCGACAGGAAGATGTATCAGTGTCTAACCGTCTTAACAACCAGCAATCATGAATATCTTAGAAGATTTATTTGTAGATGTTGCCCAATTTCATCTTTACTCTCCCTACGCAGAGAGCAATATGAATTTCAAAGACCTTGCTTCCAGTGCCATGAGCGCAATCAAACAAGTTCAGGCTGTCATTACCTCTGATATATATAACAAAATAGCATCCGGAGAAGACAATGACGAAAAAGATGCGTTGAGAAGCGCAGTTGCTAATATTACTTTAGCCAAGCAGCTTATATTCAATGTACTGTCCCTCCGTAAATCAGATGTGGACATATATAAGAACGAACAAGAACAAATGCGCAGGGCATATTGTGATAATTACTATAACGCGATGGATACCCTTTTGCAGCTTTTGGATAAAGATGATGCATGGAAAAAGACCAAAACATATAAGGCATTGGAAAATCTACGATTAAAAACAACGTATGATTTTGACGCGGTATACCCAATAGACAACTCATTTTTGTACTTTTTTCGTTGTGTCCCGATTCAACAGGAAGCCATGGATGACTACATTGCCGGATATTACGAACGTCTTTCACAAGATGATCAAACAAATCGTCGTAAACTCGACAGATGCCTTGCCAAGATAACTGTGGCATTATCACTGCGCAGATTTGATATACTTGAATTTCCACCGACAATCCGTAACTTATTTGAAGATTCAAAAGTTCAACGCTATGGTACCCAAGAACAAGAACGCATACTGGCATTGTCCGATGATTTAATGGCACAAGCTATGGATGCTCTTAAGAACATAGATTTATCTCTGTCCGGAAGCACAGACATTGATATTGTGACCGAGACATCATTTAATCGTCCAACCGATAAAATATATCTTATGCCATGAAAAGAGAAATTGAATTTATCATCCGCGGAGAAATGTACACAATACCTAACAGTTGGGAAGCGTTAACCACTTATCAATTTAAGGAATTGGTTGCCGACCTCATTGATATGTCAGCCGGGAAGTTGTCTGCCGGCCTTGTACGTATACGTCATATATGTAGAATCATGGGATGGAGTGTCGATAAGATTACCGATACTGATGCTTTGGCCAACATTGCTTGTCTTGCCGAACAAATCACGTTTCCATTTCTCATATCTTATCCTGATCATGATGCTGCCTTGGCAGAACTTGATCCTGAATCTTATAATCTGTGCAAACGTGTTCCTCCTGAGCGATTAACCGGTATCACCATATCCAGATACTTATCACGACTTGATTACAAGTTCACCGTTGATTCCTGTTTTTGTAAACAATTTATTCCGTCAATATTTATCGAAGAACAGGATGAACCATATATGGGATATACCATTGAAACAGGATTCTACATGCTTACAACATCGCTGACCGCGCAACAATTTATCGATGCACGCGAACTGGCGGACTGTTCGGATAAGCAGTTGCCTTTATTGGCATCTATTTTATACTCTCCTCTACCCTATGAGAGTGACAAAGCACATCAACGTGCCCATCTGTTTGAAACTGTTGACATCAAGACATTACAGGCTATACGGTTTAATTTCAAAGGATTCATCAACTATCTGTTCAGCAAAACAAAATATAAGATCCTAACTCAGATTAATCCGGGCAAGGAATCCGTTATAAACACAGGTGCACAAGATGCATTGTACAGCCTGAGTGCTGACGGATATGGCAATCTTCATGAAGTTTCACAAATGAGTGTTTTACAATATCTGGGCATTTTGAGAAAAAAAATGATTGAATCGGTACGCAGCCTTCATGCAGCCAAAATGGATGTTGCCGAAATTTCGCAGACAACTCGATTACCCATTAATGTTATAAATGACATACTATGATTCTTGATTATTTAAAATATTTTTCCCGGTTCCCTTCGCGCGACGGTGTATTGAACATGTTCGTCAACGGAAGCTCTGATCTTTACGAGTACGAAGAGTTAATAGGATATATCTCAGATTTGCCCGAACCTTTGGTTCCGGATATCTCCGATTATGTTTTCGGTCAGCGTTTTGATGACGTTAAAAAACGTGTTGATTCCCTGACCGGGACTTACCTGTTCTGCGATTTTGGAGAAATACAGAGCTCCCAGGACAATATCGGCTCCATTCAGGATACCCACAAGAGAGCAATTACGGTCGCGGTCAAATTAGGAAACAAATCCGATATGGTCGAAGTTGCCATCCAAAGTGACCGGACGCTGTCATTACTCAATGAAGTGAGGGCATACATGATACTTGACTCTCGCAATATGTCATGGTTAAAGACTATATCAGAGAGTCAGACTATCGTACCATTTGTCGCGCCGGAGCTCTCATCAATAGGTTGGAGTATGAGCTTTGTCGCATCGGCCTCTGACTGGATGAATGTAAAGGATATTACAAAACATATAAATTCAAATAGAAAATGAAAACAAACATGAAAATCTTAATTGACAATGGTCACGGGACAAATACCAGGGGAAAACGTTCGCCTGACGGAAGACTGATTGAAGCTTTATATTGCCGTGAAATCGCTGTACGTGTCGAACACGAATTATGCAGAAGAGGATATGAAACTTATCGTCTTGTGCGTGAAGAAGACGATATTCCCCTATCGGAACGATGCCGGCGCGCCAATGACATTTGTGCAAAATATGGTAGTCAGAATACTCTTCTTATCTCTATCCACTGTAATGCCGCAGGAAATGGGACACAATGGATGCAGGCACGCGGATGGGAGGCATGGACCAGTGTAGGACAGACAAATGCCGACAAATTGGCTGAATGTCTGTATACATCGGCTGAAAGGATGCTTCCCGGAATGAAGTTGAGGAAAGACTTGTCTGACGGAGATCCTGATAAAGAAAGCGGCTTCTATATTTTAAAACATACAGTGTGCCCGGCAGTACTTACAGAAAATCTGTTTCAGGACAATAAAGAAGATGTGGCTTTTCTTTTATCCGAAAAAGGGAAACAAGCTATTACCGGTTTACATGTCGAAGGAATCATTAAGTATATTGAGTCATGAAAATTTGTCCTTATATAGTAATAGTAATATTAAGCATCATACTTGTCATGTCGTGGTGTTCTCGTCCAACAGGCAAGTATGACACAACCACATCAGATACCGTATGGATACACCATATTGACACGGTTCGGGATACAATCATTCCGCCACCCGTTTTTGTCCATACAGTAAGACAAGATACTGTTTTTCTGCCTGTGGTAAAGAATGAGCCGGCAGATACAGATTTAACCCAACTACCGGACAGCATACCGGTCAGTCTGCCAATTACAGAGAAGGAATATCAGACAGAAGATTATAAGATTTTGATAAGCGGATATAATCCTTCACTGGATTACGTGGAATTATACCATCCTACCAGGCTGGGAATAATCAAACAGAAAAACAAACGATGGGGATTAGGTCTCTCCGCCGGATATGGTATTGGTCCCCGCGGGTTTACACCTGTACTGGCTGTTACTTTTAATTATAATATGTTTCAGTGGTAACAAAAATCCCCGGCTTCGGTCTTGCTCTTATTCATTTGACAGTCGAATTTGAAAACCTATTGAATTGCCGGGGATAAATTAACAACAAAATTATTTATTAATTTGTTTTTAAAATAGAATAAATATGAGCAAGACCGAACGTTTTAACGAGATTCTTGATTCCGTGGCTTCTTATACGGAGATACATCAAGAATATATTCTTTCAGACAATCGCACGGCAGAAGTCGTTGATGCCCGTTGCATTTTGATTAAACTACTGTCGGAAGAAGGCTTCTACCCTTCTCAGATAAGTAAGTATATGGACAGAACAGAATCCAGCATTCGCTATCTGCTCGCCTCATACTCTGCTCGCATCTCTACCAGTTTATGGATGGAAAAAGATGTAGAAACAATTCGCAAACATCTTGCAAATAAGTCGCAAATAATTAGCAAATAAGACACAAACAACTGTACTTCAAATCATTATACATATACATATCTTTGTAATGTCAGGTTATAGCCTGGCCTAGTAACATATTAAAACATAATATTATGACTATCAAAGGTATGAACGGTGAGAATTATAATGTCACCGGCCAAGGACAAGGCAATTACAATACCGTCGGAGCGTCAGCAGGTATCGCATCTTTTTTAGGGCTGAATGCGGGTAATATCCTGGGTGGCGGCTGCTACAACCGTAACATGGCGGCAGGTCCTGTAGAAGTGATTACTTCGGAAGACAAACCCATCAGCCGCTATGAAGCATCCATGATGGACAAACTTGCTCAGAAAGATGGAGAAATTGCATTGCTGAAGGCAAACACTTACACGGACCAGAAGCTTGCTGATGTTTATGACCGCTTGCTAAGCCGTATCAATGCGGATAAGAACGAGCAGAATGCAATCAACATGAATCAGGCTGTATACAACGGTACAAACACTGCTACTTTAGCTTGTATGAAACAGCAGATTGCTGATTTGGCTGCATTAAGCGAACTGGTCGTTCCACAGCGCAAAGTATGTGATACCGGTTGCTGCGGTTGTAACTAACCAATCTTAATCTTACTGAAAGGGCGGTTTCATTCCGTCCTTTCCTCTTTGTCTCAAACTCAAACAATTATCGTCATGTATACCAATTCACAAATATTATCAGCAGTGCTGAATAAATGGTTGCAACCTGTAGTACAGCAATTTTCCGCTCAAAAAATGGGGGCTTTCCCTTTTGTCCAGATGATTGAGACCAAATTGAAATCAACCGGCTTTGTCAAACCCGGATGGAGTCTGGCTGCGGAATTATCTCCAATAATGCAGAATGTCAGCGGAACCATTATAGAACCCATTATTAACCGTTATATCTCACAAGTACCAGATGATGCATTACCGGAAATGGCACACAAGATAGTGGATGATGCCATTAAGAACGGAGGATTGGCACTGATGGACGGCAAGGTTGTTTTTGAAAAGGAAGACATGGAAGAACTGAAAACCTTGCTTGAATATAATTTGCCTTTAATTCCCAAAGAAGAATACATCGTCAAGACAGCACCTGATAAGGAAGCTGACGGCAGCGATGCCCCCAAACCGAAATCGGACGGTATAAGTTCCGATACAGATTAATCTTTAATATATATTCATTATGATTCAATTGACTCCGATTGCAATCGCCCCTACCAGCCAGCAATACCTGACTAATGTAGTGGAGAATTTATGCCAGGCTTATTGCGCAGAAAATGGTGTGCAACCTACCGGCATAGTTAATTTTACTGTCGCAGAACAGCAGACGGTGAATACCCAAACTGTCGTAACCATCAATGCAGCAGTGCTCGTTGCTTATACCCCGAAGGGATCATGCCGTTCTGTTACGAAACAATGGGTTGAGCAGTTTAAGGTAGCCTTTATTGACGCGGCCGGTGCAGTTCCTGTGATAAAGCTGACCCCTCTTGTTACCCAGGTTAGTCCAGAGAATGTGAAGTGTTGTAACCGTGCGTATGGTGTAAGTCTGGCTACTCCGTTGACCATTGAGGCCACCTTTCCCGCTACTCCCACAGCTTGATAAGACTTTATCACGAAAGCCGGTGACAGCTGTAAAAAAGAAAAGGAAGAAAAAAGTTTGAGTTTGCTCCCCGCTTCATTGTGGGGAGTTTACTTTAATATAAATGATTATGAAAACTAAAGAAGAAATGATAGACCGCTACCATGAACTTTATGAAAAGATGGTGGCAAGTAAAGATCCGAAGAATATGAAGATATTCGGTGAGACTGACAAGTATATGTTTAAGGCTGTCGCGGCAGCTCATCCCGATATGGCCGAAAACTGGCTGTCACATTTGGAAGCTGTTTGTTGGGACAATTATCTATCCGAACACGAAGCAATGAATATCAGCAAACGTATTGTCAACCAAGATGGAATAAAAGGATTCCATTGGTCTTATGATACTTTTGAAAAAACGGTCGAATCGCTTGGAGGTGTATGTGAAGACAAACCCCATTATAACAGTTATGCTTTATGGGTAACTGCCAATATGATTTATTCGGATCATGCCAAAAGCATTGCAGAAGACATGGGACATAAGTCGCCGGCAGAAGTACCTAATGACAAGATGGCTCTATCCTGCTATAAAAAAGCCTTGGAGAAGCTGAAGGATGTCGATGCAGGGTTTCATGTACGGAGATATTTCAAGCATAAGATGTACGACGATTCAGTTATGTAATCTGGATAAAAAATTAGATAAAATAATCTCCATGATTGAAAAGCTGGACGGTCTAAAAGGTTTCGGTTCCAATGTACTGGCTAATGTTGTAGGAGATATAATCATGGGCAGGTAACTGTAAGGTGCTTGATTTCTAAAACACCTTACAGTTGTATTGTATAGAACAGTGTTTTTTGATTGGTTTCAATAAATATTTAGTCTATTTTAATACTAATTGAAAAGTAATTGTTAGCTTTGCAAAAAAAATATATGAAAATCTTTTATGCTTTAAAAATATTCGTAATATTATTGGGACTTTCTATAAGTGTAGAAGCTATGTCTCAAAGTAAGAAGGAATTAAAAAATGAAAATTATTCCTTGAAAATTGCATTACAAAAGAGTAATGATACTATCCAGCAAATGAAAAATAGTATTGATTTATTGAACCAGGAAATTGTTTCATTAAAAAACAAATTGTCTATTTTAAATTCTAAATCGGTTTCAAATGAATTAAATACTAATATAGAAGATAAAGATAAATCTGATATTGAAAAAAAACGATGTAAAGCTTATACACTTAAAGGAACTCAATGTTCTAGGAATGCTCAACCTAATAGTGATTATTGTTGGCAGCATCAGTCCAAGTCTAATAGTTATAAAAATTCTTCTAATAGAAAATCTGATAAAACTATATATACAGGGCCACGAGGTGGAAAATATTATATTAATAGTAATGGGAAGAAAGTTTACTTAAGGAAAAAATAGTATGAGGAAAATTGTTTTTTTATTAATGTTGATGCTTAGTAATTTTGCATATTCTCAAAAAAATGAAATGCATCGTGTTTATTGTGAGTTATTAGGGACTTCTAAATTTTTAAGCAATAAAGTTACTGTTTCTGTTGATTTTGGTCAAGAGGGAAGCGAATGGGAGTCTAAATTAGTAGATAAAAATGGTAAAGCTATAACATTTAATTCAATGGTTGATGCAATGAATTATATGGGTTGTTTAGGATGGAAATTTGAACAAGCATATGTCGTAACAGTTGGGCAACAAAATGTTTATCATTGGCTTTTAAGCAAAGATATATCTGGAGAATATAATATAAACGAAGAATTAAAAACACGTCGTAATTTTAAAGATAAAAAAGAAAAAGATATTAACATACATCGTGAACGCGATGATGTATATAACTAAATAATAAATATAAAAAGTACCGCTTTTGTTTTGTAAATCCAAAAATTATTATCATATTTGCAGTGTTCACCATTTGAGACAGGCGAGTAGGCTCGCTGATTATTTGTTGCGGGCATTTTTTATGTCTCCAACTCAACATATAGTTCCGTCCCGTGTGGAGCGTTAATGCGCCCACAGCCTGTCTCAGGTGGTGAACAACGGGGAGCGGAACTTTTTTGTTCCCTTCCCTTATATAATTTAATTAATTCATTTTAAATGTTCACCAAAAATGAAAAACGAACTTGTATTATCCGCAAAGCCTGCGAAATCTTCAGTCTTTACTTTATGGCTGAACTCAGAGAATGCATTGTTCTCTTTTGTCATGGAATCTTCCATAAACAATCTTCAAGTGTTATTGATGGGCCACGCCTGTCTTTCATTCTCCGCGCTGATATGTGCCTCATGTGTGTCGGCTGTCCCTGCACTAATTTGCCTAGCCTGGTTTGTCGTATCGTTACATCTATGCAAGAAAGGAGGTTTGCTATGAAAATAAATGGTCTTAAACTTACAGACGAAGCTTTGGATAATCTTCGCACTCTACAGGAAGATAACAACAGCACAATTAATGGTCTTCAGGAAGGTATTTATGAAATAGAAGAATTGGTGCTCAACCCGGAAGCAGATGCCTCTTATGGAGACAGACTGGTCATGATGCAGACACTTAGAGATATCCGTCATCTCTTTGAACTACTCAGAGTTATACCGGGACATAAATATTGATACAGTTTAGATATGATTTGAAGCAAAGCCAGCCTCTTTGCTTCAAACATATTTTTTATTGAAATTACTTGATGTTCATTTTGTTATACTTTTTATAGATAAAAAAAGCAAACTTTCTAAAACATTTTCTTTTCAGAATTGTTCATATTAAGTGCGGTATTGCTTCGTTTAATTCCTTGCATTAAGCACAAATGCCTGTCTTATATGTTTCACCATATTTGTTTTATCTTTGCTCACATAAGCAAGACAATACAAGCAGTGCACTGGAAAAGAGCTTGTGTTTAGCTATTATGATAATCTATAATTTAATGCTTTAAAAAAAATGAATATTAATGGAATTATCCTAAGTGATGAAGGAGTAAATATATTGCGTCGTATGCAAGAGGATGACAATAGTGAAATTAATTATGTCCTTGACGGCCTTGATTGCATCGCCGAATTAATAGAAAACCCGGAAGCAGATGCCAGTGACGGTGATCGTCTTGTTATGCTTCAACAGCTTCGGGGAGTCCGTAAAGTATTGAAAAATTTAAAATCTTTCCGTGATGAAGAATGAAGCCAATATAGACAGTTATATTACAGCTCTAATGTCCGTTTATTCTCCGGCAATCAATGAATCTGAAACGACCCATTGGTTTTCCACTGAAGAAGTTTTTGAATCCATAAAGAAAATAGATCCGGGAACCTCTGTTAAATTGGAAGATATATACGATTCACTTCTTATGGCCGGTTTCCGCTTCCAACCTCGTTCAGGTACTTTGGGATGCGATTTCCGATGGATGTTTAAACAGAAATAATAAGGAGGTAATTTATGGAAGGTTTATTGATCGTGGTTGGTAGTTCTGGAATGTTAGCCTTTTTCTTTGCTATATGGTTAAATACCCGGAAAGGCAAAAAATGGCTGAAGAGTTTGTAATTATATGGATGCGCTAACAATAATATTTTTAATTACCAGTGTTGTAGGTTCTGCATTGGTTATTTGGTCACATACCAAGTCGGGTAAGAAGTGGTTAGAAAATCTATAATGAACTCCTTTTTAAGGAGTAATACACATTATAGTTTGTTGTAGCCTATATAGGCGAAGGCAGTATAAAACCTGTCCTTCGCCTTTTTCTTTTCTATCATTACTTTAGCTTCAAATTTATGAAGCTATGATAACTGATCAACTCATCAAAAAAACATTTATACATAATGTTGTTTCCAATGGTTACAAGGAAATCAAACGGATACAACAGGAAGTCATATCGGAAAACTTGAATGTCATATCCGGCGATCTGCTCAAATCAGTTCAAAAAAATCCGTTATCGCTCATCGGAACAGAACGTCAGGTATATTATATGACTGTTCTTCCTTATATGCGTTTCTTGGATATCCATTTTCGACAGGATATGCAACGTAGAAAAATTTCCATCTATAACCGTGTCATTTGGGGTGTACTTTATGGAGAAGTGCTTCCTGCTCTGCGCTATGGCTTTACACAAGACATACGTAAGTACATCACCCAGCAACTTCAAGAAGAATCGGATATTAATCAATTAGATATTTTAAAAGATTGGTAATTATGGGGAAAAAGCTATCTGAAGACGAAATAAAATATATTTTGTCAGTTGAGTCTTCTAAAGCTCAACAGGAAATTTACAAATTCACAAAAGAGACTAAAGAATTAAACAAGACCAATAAGGAACGTCGGTCATTGATGCGCGAATTGGAATCATTGGGCAAAAAGGAATCGGATGAATACAAACGTCTTGATAACGAAGTTAAAAAAAGTAATGAGACTATTCAGAAAAACAATAAACTCATTAAAGAACTGGAGAAAAAACTTGATCTTACAGGACTTACGATGGTCCAGCTTCGAAAAAAAGCCAAGGACCTTCGTGCGCAGCTTGATCAGACAGTCAAGTCCACCCACCCGGAAGAATATGCAGAACTTGAATCAGAATTGGCTAAAGTGACCAATCGTATGGAAGAACTGCGTAATACCGGAAAGTATGCCAAGCAACAGCTCTCTTCTTATGATAAAGCGATGGTCGCTGCAAAAAAAGCAACAAAAGCTTTTATAGCCGTAGAATTCGTTCGATATCTTAAAGACATAGGTATGAAGGCTTATGAAACCCGTAAAGAGTATGCACGTTTTGAAGCCACTCTTCGAAATGCAACCGGTTCTTCCAAGGAAGCTGCAACTGCAATGAAGATGTTGCAGCAGTTGGCAAAAGAGACTCCTGCCAGTGTAGCAGAATGGAATGAAGCCTATATCAAATTAATTAATCGCGGAATTAAACCGACTTCTGAAGAATTGATTGCCATGGGAGATATCGCTATGTCGCAAGGTAAAGATATAGACCAGTTCATTGAAGCGTTGCTTGATGCCATGACCGGAGAGAATGAACGCCTAAAGGAATTTGGCATAACTGCATCAAAAAACGGAAAAACTACTGCATATACATTCAAAGGTGTTACAACCGAAGTAGATAATACCGACACCGCCATAAAAAATTATATTCTGTCTTTAGGCAAACTGCAAGGTGTACAAGGTTCAATGGCCACTCAAATGAAAGAATTAGCAGGGCTAGAATCTAATTTAGGCGATCAAATAGACTCTATTTACAATAAAATAGGAAAGAAACTTGAACCGGGCATCAAATCATTTATGGGGACATTAGGCCGTTTTATGGGAAAAATATCCGAATCGCTTGAATCTTCCGGCGAAAAATTTGACACACAATTAAACAAGGTGGTCTCTTTACAAACAGGATTGGTTCCTCTACTCAATCGTTATGATGAATTAAAAAATAAAACAAATCTAAGCGCTCAGGAACAAAACGAATTAAATCTATTAATATCTCAAATTGCTCAAATAATACCAGGAGCAGTATCAGGATTTGATAATTATGGAAGAGCATTATCCATCAGTACCGATTATGCTCGCGAATGGATAAAAACAGAGAAAGCTAGATTAGCATATATCAATAAATCACAAATCAAAGAACGAAAAAGCGAAAAAAAGGACATTGAAGCAAGAATAAAAAGTCTGAAGCTTCAGGAAAGTATCGGCAAAAGACTTTATGGAGTTGACAAAGAAGGTAATGTGAAACACGTTGCTACTTCTAGTGGACGCATGGGATATGGACCTAATGCGGAACAAATGAAATATCGAAAAATGACTGTGGATGAGCAAAACCAATTTAAAGAAGAAATGAAGTCCTTATATGAAGAATTATCAGGAATTGATGCGGAACTTTCCCGATTACAAGGTACAACTCTTGACGATATGATTAAAACACAAACCGAAATGACAGAAAATCGAAAAAAATTTAATGAAATGAATAAAGAATCTCTGTCCGCTTGGATTGCGGACGAGAAAAATGCCACCAACGAATATCTTAGTATGGCTAAAGAGATATACAAGAATAGATTTGAAAACAAAGTTGTAGACCCCAAAGATATTGAGGAAGCTGCTAAAAAAGCCAAGCAAGCAGCTCAAAAAGAAGCAAAAGCTGTATTGGAAACTGAAAAAGATGTATTAAAATCTCTTGAAGAAATGCGTGAAGATGAACTTATAGCGCAAACAAAATGGTATAACGACCAACATTTATCCCTTAGTAAATCTTTAGAAGAAAATAAGATATCACAAGAACAATTTGATATTATGATACTTGCGCTTAATAAAGTAAATGCAAAAGCTAGATTAAACATTGAAAAAACATACTATGACGATTCGCAGTCATTACTTATTACTAACACAAAATTAAAAGAAGAAACTATTAGAGAATCTAATAAACGAGTCATTGATGCAGAGAAAGAAAGTAATGAAGCAGCTTTAAAAGAACAAGAAAGAATAAATGGTCTTGTTAAAGAGTTTAAAGATAAATTTAAGGTTACAACAGCAGAGGAGGACTATCAAACTCAAATTACAATATTAAAATCTTCCTATCAAGCAAGATTGGAAATTTTAAAAAAATACAATCAAGATACATTATCCTTACAACAAGCGTATAATCTCGCTTTAGAACAGTTGGAAAAAAATCATCAAGATCAGTTAAATTCTATCAAGGACAAATATGGCATAAGAAGTTTAAAAGAAAAATTTAAAGAAGAACAAAATGAATTAGATCAAGCTTATCAAAATGGTTTATTAAGCACAGAAAAGTATCTACAAGCTAAAGCCAATAGTTATGTGAAATTTATGCAACAATTGGTTTATCGTTGGACTGATATTTTCTCTGATGTATTTCAATCTTTGCAAGATGCTGAAATAAATAACATAGAATCAAAATACAATAAAGAAATAGAAGCCGCTAAAGGAAATGCTGATGAAGTAGAACGATTAGAGCAGGAGAAAGAACAAAAAAAATTAGACATTCAAAAAAAATATGCAGATGTTAATTTTGCTATTAAAGTTTCTCAGATTATTGCAGACACTGCTGTATCTGTAATGAAAGCCTATGCAGATTTAGGACCTATTGCCGGTGCCATTGCCGCCGCAGTAGTATCTGCTACAGGCGCAATACAGATTGCAGCAGCTAATGCTGAACGAAAAAAGGTAAAAAGCATGACTGCATCAGGATCTTCCAATAATTCTGCCTCTGGTAATTACACCCGCGTTCCCGGGAAACAATCAGGAGGTTATATAGACGTGACACGGAGTCAAGACGGAAAGGAATTTCAAGCAGTTTATGACCCCAAACGCCGTGGATACATTGACCACCCTACCGTAATTGTGGGCGAAGGTCCGGCAGGAATGTCACGCGAATGGGTGGCTAGCAATGAAGCGGTCAAAAATCCTACGGTAGCTCCTATCCTATCCATACTTGACCAGGCACAGCAGGCAGGGACAATCCGGACACTGGACCTTAACCGCTATCTTCAGTCAAAAGCCATCGGGCGACAAGATGGGGGCTCTGTCGTCAGCCATCCGGCTAAAATATCTCCTGTTCCGGTTCCCGATGGCGGACTATCCCAAGTGGTCGGTAAGCTTAATGACACTTTGATTGAATTAAAGAGAGAAGGGTTGCCTGCGTACACACTGCTTGATGACTTTGACCGGGCCCGGAAATTACAAGAACGTTCACGAAAAATAGGAAGTAAATCATGAAAATAGTTAATACAAAATTAGGGAAACCTTACCAGTTGAACCCGGAAACTCAACTGGCCATGGAAAGAACCAATCCGTTTTTTAATGAATACGGTGAGCAATCTCTACCGGTCAGCCTCCCTGACAGTGCTTATAATCGAAATATCCTTGGCTTTCCAAATGTCATTCAACGGAGGGAAAAAGTGCAAATGGTTGATGCTTCCATTCAGGACGGGGAGTTTTTTACTCCCTGCCGCCAGGCAATACTCGGAATATCCCCATCTGAAAGTATTGAAACCTCATTCTACATTAATGAAGGAAGTTTTTACAGCAAGTTGGAAAATACCTACATTACCGATGTATTTGCCGGTGAAACTGTAGACGGAGTTAACACTCTTGATCAGGCTATAGAATGGATTAAATCTCTTAATTCTTCCGGCGGAAATGAAATGTTTTCTGTCTTTATGGTAAAACTGGATGATGATGACAATGGGCAACAACGATTCCTGAATGGGCATAGCAATCGGAAAGGCTCTTTTTTTAACGAGAAAGATACCACAGAGGTCATTGACGGACAAACGATATCCGTTACGCGAGGATTTTACTTGACACCGTTTTTAAAAGCGAACTTTGTTTTGAAAAGATTGTTTTTGCATTTCGGATACACGCTGAAAGATAACTTCTTTTTCCGGACTGCTCCATTTCCCGATATGGTTTTTATCAACAATGTAGCCGATTCCATCGTTACGGGTACTATCCGTATAGACCAATTATTGCCGAAAGTTACTTGTAGCAAAATACTTGATTTGTTCCGCCGTAAGTTTTGTTGCGAATTCGTTACCGATGAAGTCAACCATACAGTTGACATAATCATGTTCAATGATGTCATTTCCCGGACAGCAAGAACCGACCTGTCTCATTCTTTGGTCGGAAAATTGAAAATAGAATATCCGGAAACATATCGGCAAATCACATTGGAAGCCGAAGAGTCTGTCGGAGGAACTACGGAAACATTTGACTCTTTAGCACTAATTCATTCCAAGTATCCTACAGCCGTATTTAATGAGAAAAAAGGTCTGTTTGAACGTGAAGGATACCAAATCGAAAGTTCACTGACAATGCGAATAACATCCGTCAATGAAATTGTAGGAGATTGTAGCCAGCGTTATTACGAAGGCGGATCTCTTGAAACGGAAACTATTAAAATACCGGAAGCCATCCCTTCCGCCAATCTCTATATAGGTCAAGTACAGTTTCTCAATTCATCTCTGAAGGCTGCCAATATTGAAGCGGACAGCGAAACTGAATTGTCTTCCGACAAGGAGTCATCTTCTGAAGATATGTACCTGATGCTGGCTTTTGCACATAAGGAAACAAGTTGGCTGTTTACAGAGGGAAGTGTTACCAATTACATTTATAAAGTCATTGGACGGGATACCATTGACTTTAAATTCGGTGATTATGCGCTTGTATATAATGGTCCTTACGGTATCTTTGAAAAATTTTACCGTCAGTATGATCTGCTCTTGCGAAATTCCATGCACAAAGTTTCTGCCAAATTGCTTCTTTCGCAAAGTCAGAAAATGAACCTGCCTTCTTTTGGCAAGCTGATAATAAACGGTGCTGAGCTGCTGCCGAATAAACTGAAATATAATTTAGGAAAAGAAAACGAACCTGTAGAATCCGAACTATATACGACCCAATTATATGAGCCTGTAGTATTACCCCAAACGATTGATGAACTTTTCCCATCTGTGGAGACAGGTTATAGATGGGATGCAAAAACATCTTATGAAATCATTTCGGAAAAGGAATATGAATCATCTCCTTTTAAGGATGCGGAGATTACCCCTTTTTTCCCGCCTCCCCCTACAGCCGATTTGGTTGGAAAACGCATGTATGTGTGTTACACTGCCGGCAAGTTTATAGCACAAAATTGGGCCTTATACACATTTTGGCTGGAAGCGGTTCCTAAGACGAATACCTGAGTGTCCTTTCTATCTCTTTGCGAATAAACTATTTTTGTTACAAAAATAATAGACATGAATATTCTGAACCAACCTGATTCTTTATCTCTATCCGGCAATATCAATAAGTTTCGGATTCAGTCTGCGGAGCCTTTCTCTTTCGTACTGTCAAAAGGGAACAAGCAACTGTTGTCAGCCGTTTACACACCCGGTGCAAATCAGACGGTAGAGATTGACGTTAAGGATATCGTAGAATCCCAGCTATCCTTTTTGCTGAAGGATCTTACAACATCATACGAACAACCTGATCTGGCCGCCGATTTTACCGCTGCTATAAATGACCAGAGCATAACATTTCGTGCCATACGATGTGGAGTGGACCGGTTGTCCACTTCCGCAGAATTGTTTCTGAAAGCTAATTTTCTGACCTGGCAACCACAGATTAAGAAGGTTACTTATTATTCCCCGGAATATCTGACATATTACGCTGTAAACGCATCTTATGTCAAGGTAAAAGCCTATTTTACCGATGATAATGAGAAAGTGACCGAACAGGTCAAACAACTGGCTACTTTAGGTGAAAAGCGGGTCTATACCATTCCTGTGCAATATTCCGTCATAGCATCGTTGTTTAGCTCTAAACTCCCGTCGTTTTACGATATATGGGCAGAAGACGGTCAAGGGAATCGTCTGACTTATATACAACGTTATGTTGCCGGCAATATACTGTCAGAGCAGGAGCAGTGGATTCTTTTTGAAAACTCTTTGGGTGGGATGGATACCTTCCGGGCATACGGCCAGTTGGATTTTTCAGCGGAACATACCCATAATATCGCTGAAATAGATGAGATATCCGAAGAATATATGGTGGATACCAAACGTAAGTTTCAGAAAAATACGGGATATCTTGATAAACGTGAACGCCAATGGCTGATTGATTTTTTGCCATCTAAGCAAAAGTACATATATAATGAGAACTACTTGCGCCGCATAGTTGTAACAGAAGACAGTACGGCTTATACAGATAAGGAACTTCCGTCATCTTATACATTCACTTATCAATATGCCGATGCACGTCCATTACTCAATCTTAAGCGCAGTGACAATCTTCCGAACAATCTGGATATACATATACCTGATTTGGGCTCTTTTACCATACCCCCTCGGTTAGTTGAATTTCCTTCGCAGTCGTTGTCCGAGGGGGTACTGTTCCCGGTCCAACAACCTTTTTCGGAAAAATGGGCAACAACGAACATAGGTGCCATCTTTGCCTATATCCTGAATAAGATAAATGCCGAATATGCTGAAGGCGGAGGAATTGGCCATACACATACCAATCTTGACTTACTCCAGCTCTTATCGTATGTTGACGAATATCTGTTGGTAAACGGAAAGAAGATAAAAGCCGGCTATGCAGATGGTATTGCCGGTAATACGTTTGTTGATCTTGTGACTTTTTTAAAGGGATTCCTTGTTGGCGAAAATGGAAGCGGAATCACGGTTTTGCAAGATGGTACAACACAAGCTGTCATTGACCGGTTATATGTCAAGATCAAAGCTGTATTTGATGAGCTTGAAGTCAAGAAAAAAACACATGTAGGTGGTGAACAGATCTTGTCCCCCGCAGGAATGGAATGTATCCGTGTGGAAGAACTTGATGAAAGCTACCGCTGCTTTTTTTTATCGGAAGTTGATGGCGTCCCAATCAACAATGAGTTTACCCCCGGTACATTTGCTTTAGCCCAAGAATTCAATATTAAAGAAGGAATATCCCATAATGTATCCAACCGCTACTATTGGCGCGAGGTGACAACGGTTGGTCCTGATTATATTGATTTGAGCAAAACCAATGCCGACAAAGATAGTGACATTCCGGAAGCGGGTGATGATATTATTGGTCTCGGACACTTGACGGATATTACCCGCCAGGCAGCCATTATATTATCATCAGTAAACGAAAATTCGCCTTCTATCACTTTTTATCAAGGCATAAACAGTTTTTCTTTAGCCGGGAAAGAAGTTATCGGAATGGGATATGATAAATCCACAGGGCATGCCTATATTAACGTGTATGGTGACGCTTATATCGGTGCTAAAGACAAAAGCACCTATATTCGATATACTCAGAAAAGTGGCGTGGATATCAAAGGAGTCTTTCATATCGAAAAAGGAACTACAGGCTGGAAGAATGTCGAAGGTTTACCGGAAGAGATACAGGCAGCAGCAGATTTGGCACAACAAGCGCAGGATGCAATAGACAATGCTGCTGTCGGAAGTGTCAATCTGTTGCGTAACTCCGGGTTTACGGGAGATTATGAAAGTGAGACATTGTCCTCTGATACTCAATTGTCTGCTGATACCGAATTGTATAGCAAGCAATTAAAGTATTGGACAGGTGTAGCTACCGTATCCGCCGATAATGCTGCCGGTTCCGGGTATTCCGCCGCAATCGGCAGTCTGTCACAATCGGTGGCCTTAATTAAAGGAGAAAGTTATGTTATATCATTTAACGCAAAAGGTACATCAGTGGCTGTTTCGTGTGGCGATTTCAGCACAACTCAGCCTCTTACGTCCGGTTATCAGAGTTTCACATTTAAATTCAACTTTAACGGTGCAGGTATTTTCATGCTCAGTGGTACCGCAACCGTTTGTGAACTTCAGCTAGAGCGTGGGACCATTGCCACAGACTGGAAACCATCCATCCTGGATAATGATAAGTCCATGGCAGGTTTTCAGGCTATCAACTATATTGCCAGTGCGATTAAAGATGGATCTGTGGATATCCTTGGTGGTCTGATTTTAGCCAACATGATCCAATTGGGTAATTACAAGGATGGAAAGATGCAGAAGGTTACTGCCGGAGTGAGCGGAATATACAATGATGATGATGATGTTGCGTTTTGGGCAGGTGGCACGCTTCAACAGGCTATATTGACCATAATGAGGTTTCGTGATGATCCCAATTACCAGCCTACTGATGCGGAGTGGGCGAACATGGCGAATTTTGTTGCCTCTCATGGCGGTAATGTGTTTTTAAAAGGATATATCTATGCATTAGGCGGGAAGTTCCGCGGTATCATTGAAGCAATGGGAGGATTTTTCCGTGGAAGGGTTGAGACCTCTGTAGATGGGAAGCGAATTGTCATTGACCCGGAAAAGAATACGCTGGAAATGTACACGGCAGAAGGACACGCCACCTTGATCTTAAGGTTTGACAAATCATCGGACGAATGGGAATATGGCGATCTCATCTTGCGGAAGTATGTCAATGATCAACTGGCGCTTGAAACGACTGTATATCCGGAGCGTATCAGAATACAGAATCATGTTGAAAAAACGGATATCCTGTTAAATCCCAACAACGTCTCGTTTTACGGATCTAAAGGTGAAACATTATTGGTAGGGATGAAATCGGTATATAATGGGGTAAGCGTGTCTAAGTATGTGGCGGATATAAGTTGCAGTCATTGGCCAGGTAAGGATGATGTCGGTACCGGACAAGTATATGTGGATTATGAGACGGTGGAAGGTATTATAACTAATGGAATTTTAAAAGTGAAAAAATAATATGGAACTCAATACAGTCATTAAAACAGGTACCTGGTCTGATGCTGCCGACCGAATCAACAGTAATTTTAGCAAGACTTCCACTGAAGTCGAAAAAATAAAATTAAGCAGCACCCGCAGCAAGGGGCTATATCCTACTATCGAGGCGTTGAAGGCTGCTATACCATCCCCGGTTGTAGGTGATTGGGCTGTAGTAGGTGATACCATACCGGGACCAATCTATCAATGCAAAACAAAAGGCACATGGAGTGCCACAGGTACGACAGGAGGAGGTGGAAGTATAGACCTGTCGGGATACTTAACAGCCGAGGAAATTGACGATGTGACATCAATATTATAGTTATGAGAATCAATTATCAGTCCGATTTTAAAATCATAGAGAAAAACCTGAATGGAGACCTGAAAACTCCTTTCCGGTTTACTTATCAGACAGTATTGTCGAAACCCGTTGTAGCCTCTTTCGATGGACACGATTACAAGAACTGTCGCAGGCTGGATGATGGCAGCCTGCTGGTTGTGTTTGATAATCATGGCATGCGTCCGGGCAACCTGACGGTCAGACGCGAGTATTACCTTACTGATGCTGATTTTGCTGATGGTATCTGTAACCTTGTATCCATGGAGTTTACAGGCATCGTTCTTGTCAATGGCAAGTCTGATGACAGTACAGGTACAATTGACGTTTATCCTAACTATCAGAAAGGCGATAAGGGAGACCCAATGACATGGGAATCCATGACAGAGGAGCAGCGTACCGAATTAAAGGACTCTGTGGTAAAGGATGTGCAGAATGAGATGCTTTCTTCCTTTCCTATTTCTGATAAAGAATACGAAGATGTATTGAGTGGTTTCCTTTTATCGGGAACCGATAAAAATATATTTACGAATTAAAATAAGAATTATATGGCTAAAATTCATAAACTTACCAAAGGCGGGCAGACTATTTATCCTGCGACTATTACTGATGCGGTGGTACATCCAACCACACATAAAAATCTTACGAAAGAACTTACCAATATTGAGCTTGAACAAAAACTATATAAAAAAGCAATATTTGGAACTAATCTTTTTAATAAAGATGCTGAATTTACAGATGGTAAATATATCAATTATATGATAGCTGGCAAAGAAATAGTCTATAGTGAAAATCCGAATTATGCTGTTAGCGAATATATACCCATTGTCCCGAATGAAAGATATATTGGTAATGCACATGAGGGTGGGGCATATTCAGTGTTTTTTGACGAAGATTTAAAACCTATTAGTCTATTTAAGTCTAATGAAGCACCATTATCGCCTATGGGAGCAGCATGGGCAAAACTTTCGTTCATTAAATCGGAAGCTAACAAAATTATGTTTATTAAGGGTGAAAATTTATCTCAGTATGAACCATATTATGATTCTTTTGATGTTGAAGAAGTGCGAAGAAACAACAATATAAGAATATCCCCAGCATTGTGGAATTTGGAAAAAGGGAAAATAATAGACAAAAATGGAATCGAGGTTAATTCAGATGATACATATAAGATATCTGAATTTATAAAATTCGATAGGGAAAAAGGTTTACTATTTAAACTCCAATCTTCAACTAATGTATACATATCGTGTTTGGCATTGTATGATAATAATAAATTATTTGTAAAAGGCTATTCATCAATCGATAATGATGGCACTGACGAATACGGAGGGACGCCAAAAGAACATATAATTTATCCGACTGAAATACCAACTAGTGTAAAGTATTTTAGAGTAGTATTAACAACAGAAGTATATAGCATAGGGCATAAAAATTACAAAATAAGTTATAAAGACTTTGAAAATTATATAGTTTATAAAGAGCTGATATCTAAAACTGATATAGAAGACGATATAAACATTATCAAGAATAAAAACGAAATTATCCAGGAAAATAAAGTGCTGAAGTTTTATAATTGCTTCAACCCAAATGATGAAAACTATAAAGAAGACTGCTTTATTAACGGTAATGGTAAAGAGGTAACCAACCAATATTCTTCTATTTATGCTGTAACCGGATATATAAAAGTACCTAATTTCTTTGAGTGTGTTTCAATAAATTATGAAGTTGGGAACGTATATGCGGCATTTTATGACAAAGATAAAAAATTTATATCAGCGTCTGAGTATCTATATAAAGGGAATAGGAAAATAGATTACGTAGAAAATGCCTATTACGTTAGATTTACAATCATAGCAGGAAGAAGATACAATACTATTATTTCGTTTGAAGAAATTGCGACAAATACAGCTTACGTTCCGTATGGAGAAGTTTATAAATTAGACAACCAAACAGACATATATATTAAAAAAAGGATTAAAGAAAATATTGGGAGTACTACCAATAGATATGACAACGTACATGCCGAGCAATTAACGAATGGGGAGATGTTGGAAATAACGGATATACCAGACAATAAGAACTATTACGGCATTGGGGTGTCGTTTAATATAATATCAATGGGTACGGTAAAAATTTATAAAAGTCAAAATAATCATAATAGAGGAGAAATAGATATTGACGATACAAATATTACAGAATATAAAAATAATGGGATTATTAATGTTATGCCACACGGACTTAATATCAGTAATGGATTAATTGTGTGTATAACTAAGATAACAGATAAGGCGGAAATTGCTCTTACAAATACAATTGGGGAGAGTGTTACACTAGAACTCCCCAATTGGAACGGATGTCAAGGCAATAAAATTATATTTGTTGCTATATCGGGTACATATAATAATATTGTATTGTCACATAGCGGAACATGGATGGACAAAAATACATGGGTGTTCGGAGATTCGTATACAGATATTTGGCCTAAACAATGCTATGGTAATGGGGCAAAAAACTTTTATTTAGATGGATATTCCGGAAGAGCTTCGTTAGCGGCATATAACTCCCTATTGTATGCGTTAAGATATGGTAAACCTAAACGTATATTATGGATGTTAGGTATGAATAATGCGGACACTGATAACGCAGTAAATGAAAGTTGGAACCAAGTGTTTAACCAATTAAGGAATTTATGCGATACCATTGATATAAAATTAATATTGTGTACTATCCCTAATGTACCAGATAGAATACATACGTTTAAAAATAGCTTAATTAGGGAAAGTGGATTGCCCTATATTGATATGGCAAGTGCATTGGGTGCAAATGATATTAATTCAACATGGTATCCTGGCTTAATAAGTTCGGACAATGTGCATCCGTCAACAAATGGCGCGAAAGTAATTGCCAACTGTATAATTTCTGGAATACCAGATATAAAAATGTAGTACTTATATAAATCCCTGCTCACCTTCTCAGTCCGGCAGGGAAAACACATTATAGTATTAATCTTAAAAACAGACAAAATGAGAGATGTTATTTACAACTTTATCCACGACCACATGATGATACACATTGTGTTGATTGCCTTATGCATTGCCGCTACCATAGGAGCCATGTTTATCGACCTGATAACAGGAGTGATGAAGGCTAAGCAGAGAGGCGAAGCAAGGACATCGACAGGTTACAAGAAAACCGCTGTAAAGGCAAAGAAGTACTTCACACCGTTCATTGAATTGTGCTTTATTGACCTGTTGTGCTGTATCGTTATCCCCTTTCCGGTATTCTCCATGATATGGACCGGATACTGCATTTTTTGCGAATTTAAATCTGTTAGGGAAAAATCATGGGAAAAAGCGGAATTGCGCAAGGCTGAGAAGACAATGAGTGTGATTATCGAGAATAAAGAAGATATTGCGAAATTGGCTGCTCAAATACTGTTTGAATCCAACAAGAAAGAAGAGAAGAAATAAACAAGGAATATGTTATTCAGAAATCTCCCTGCCTTTTTAGGCTTGCAGGGAGATTTTATTTAGTAATATGTTTAAAAACATATCTATTTTTTACTGTAATATTTTGCAGTATGAAAATAAACGCTTATCTTTGCAGCATCAAAATAACAATAGAACCGGCGGCAACGGATAAGCGGCATTAAGATTATGACACCTAATGCATATAAAGAATTAAACAAAACAGCAGAAGGCCGTAAAAACGCACATGACATTATGCTTCTCGATGTAAGAGCGAGAATGGATAGATTAATTAAAGAGGCCCCACAAGCAAACCAAGAACAAGTGTCTAATTTAATGGTAGCGGCCTTTGGAAAGATACAAGCTCTTGGAAATGGTCTCCTATTCAACTTCTTCGCTGATGATACTTTAAGTGATAAGAACTTCGTGCTATATATCAGTGATATTTTAAAAGGTAAAATGTTTTAATTGGTTATATATTAAACGCTGCGCTATCGGCATGACGGGTACGGAAT